CGATGGTTCATATTCAAAATACGTTGGTAAATTTCCATCACGTGTCGGCTCACGTGGTGCTCAACAATTTAGACTACCTGATGTACAATTGATTAGCTTCGCCCAGAAATTCTTTGATTATTATAAGCTTCAGGATTTTCACAAAGTTTTGGATAGTTGTCTACTTGTTTTAGGTAACTTTCAGACTCAATCTGCATTTTACAATTTAATGATGCAGAAGCCAGCCGTGCGTGAAAACCGGACTTTTTCTGAAATCGAGCGAAACATCCTGAAGAAAGTAACTCCTTTCCTTGGCAAGCTACAGGTCGCTTTTAAACCTAGCGTCACTCGTAGATTGATAAGAAAATGTGAAATTAAACCAGGTACATATGCTGGATTAAGATATGAAAAATTCCTGAAGAAGGGGAAGAAGACAATTTTAATGAAGGAAGAGCATGCGTCAGAGGGTCTTTTCCTAGCCGAGACCATTTTCAAAAAGGTTACTCAAGGTGAGATTTGTGGAATTAATAACTTGTTTTCGTGCGGTGGTCGTGAAAAGAGAGAGAGTGATAGGTGGGAGGATGGAAAGATTTTAAGTTCAAGAGGAGTTATGATGCCTGAGCTGCACCACGTCCTCCTCGAGGGTACAGCTTCACGACCGGTTGAAAAGCATTTCTTCGATAAAGATTCTGGGCCAATCTATTTAGGTCAAGGGTTCGCTCACAGAGGATGGGAGCGATTAAAGAGAGATTTGGAATGGTCAGATACTGTGATCGAAGGAGATTGGAAGAAATTTGACAATAACGTCCTTCGAGAACACATTCTAGTTGCTTTTTCAATTGTGCGTTCTTTTTATGGTTACTGTAAGAAGATGGATAGATTATTTCAATATTTATGCGCAAACTACATCGAAAAGATTTTAGTAACACCAGGGGCCTACTGCTTCAAGTACGGAAAAGGGATACCTTCGGGTTCCGGGTTCACTGCTTTAGTGGGAAGTCTGGTCAATTTCATTTTATTGAGTATCATATGTTATGATTTAAACATCAAAGCGAACCAGGTCAGATTTGCGATTGGTGGAGATGATTTCCTTATTTTTATCAGAGGGAGTTGTGATCGTCCAAAGATTCGCAGTTATCTGGAAGACTTTCCTAAGAAATATGGGTTAGAAATCAAAGGATTAAGAATTTGTGATCCTTTTTCAGATAATATCAATGAATGTCCAAGTTTTTATAAAACTTGTATATACAAGGGACTTCCGACAGTCAGACCTGACCACTTGTTTGAGCAAGTGGCACTACCGCTTTCAAAGGCTAGGGGTTCGAAGAATGTTTTAGAATTTATACAAGCGTATTTAGTAAGCGTCCCATACCTGTTTGATCATATACGTTTCTTTATTAATTATTCTCTTGTCGTCGTTAAGGAGAATAATGTGTCTTTAGAGGGTTTAGGTTTCTTTGACTTTGCACGAATCCAGCTAAAAGCATTGGATTGTGCCGTTCGAAACACAAGACTTTCGGATGATTTAAAAAGAGATAAAAATAAGCTTAGGACTGGTAAAAAGAGAATAGAGATCTACACATCCGAATTAAGTCTTGAGAGGCAACGTGAGGTTCTTTACCACTTTGGTCTTTTAGCGAAGGATGAGTTAATCGAACTTTTTCCCACTTAAGCCTTTTTATTTCTTTATTACTGGAATGACATCTTGATAGTGCCGCAAATCTAACCAGGTGTTCTTCTACAAACAGGGAGGATGGGTTCTGACCTTAATCCTTTCAATCGTTGGCTCCGAAAGGTTCTGACGGTTTAT